GCGCCGCCAATGCTTTCAGCGCCCGAGCCGCCGCCTCGATCTGCTCTTGTGTCGGTTCCTGAGTTGTTTGTAGCTTCTTCTCGGGCGTTAGCGCCGCAGCGGCTTTCTCGTCTCCGTTGATGTCGGTCATGTGCTCAAAGATTGCCCGAGCCGCCGCATCGATTTGTTCTGGTGTTGGTTCCGGCATTATCTAGCCCTTCGGGTTCTTTGCTGCTCAATCAGCTTGTCGAACTCTGCAAGGTTCTGGCATGTGTGCCGGATGGCCATTGCTACTTCGATCCATTGCTCAAGTTCCGGCATTATCTAGTCCTGAACGCCGCGATCATTTGCAAAAACCCGGCCATCGTCTTTCCTTTTTGTGCCATGCATAAGCCGCCAAGATTGCCGCCCGCGCCTCACCCCTAAACGTCTCCCAATAGATGCAACGTCTTGTACCGTTCGGCAATTTGTCGCAACAAGAGCAAGCCAAAAGCTGCGTATCTGGATCGTGATATATTGAACGACCGGCGGCCTCGCATAGTGCTTTTGCTACTTGATCGACCATTGCGTTCTTAACCCGTGGTTCCTAGTGACATACCTGACTTTCCTTTCCTTTGCCTTCGCCATCATCGTTGTTCCGCAAGCGGGGGCAGATACCCCGACTTGGGCATGTCCGTAATCTGAATTGCACCATAAACCACCTTCAAATAGTCCATGGTCAGCCGCGATCCTTGCCATAATTTCTTTTGATGGGAGATTGCAGTCAGTTCGTACAACTCCACGTCGCAACTGACATACATCAATGGCTTTGCCACAAGAGTGCATATGGCGAGGGCTACAGCGGCCTCTACGGTTGCCACCAAGGTCTTTGATGGTAGCGCCGTTGTTTTCGAGGTCGTCGATGTAGCCTTGAAATAGCGCAGCGTATTTAGCGCCAACCACGGCTTTAGCGCCGGTCTTTGATTGGATAGTGCCGCTGTTTCCATTTGCATCTACTACTCTATGGTGATGATGCCTGTGATGCTTCCTAGCCTCGACTTGAGTTATTGCAACTGCGTTTAGTACCGTCCCGACTGCTAAGGTAGTTACAACAAGTCGTAACATGACTACTCCTATTTGTTGAGAAGCTTCAGCTTGCGCAGGACCTCCGTTGCCTGTTTGCGTTGTTCTTCTGTAGATTTTGGTGGTGGTCTTCGCACTCTTGGGTCGGCCTTAGCGATATGGCCAACCAAGGCTTTCTTGCTCATTGTGACGGTGGATGGCAGCGTCTTCTGCCTCGCTGTTCTTAAGACGTGTAAGGCTTTGCTTAGCCCACCTTCGGTGAAGGCGAACTTGCAGATATACGGAACCTGCCCACGAACCGGCAGTTCGACGTATATCCAGTTCTCATCGGACCACATTGTAACGGCGTAGATTGGTCGGCCGGTTTCAGCGGGGAGGTCGTTCATAGGTTTAACCCGTAGTGTTGATCGGTTTCAGGGTCGTAGAAGTCGTTGTCGTCGATAACGCCGGTTAGACGGAAGCGTTTTAGCATCGTCATGTGCTTACAGGGCTTAGCGGCAGGGCACTCACAGCCTTGATCAGAGACGAGATAAGAGGACTCGACATTGAAGTCGTCATCCCATTTTGTGATGCGGATACCTTGTGAGGTTGTGAAGGCGTTGTAGAGGGTCATGAGAGCCTCAACGCCAGTTGCTTGGCTAAGTCGCTGATGCTGAATAGAATACCACCCTTATCGTCAATAAGGATGGTGTCACCAGCTTCACTGGTGAGGTCTACGTCTTGAGTTTTGAGAATGTCGATTAGTTCACGTTCAAGCTTACGCCAATCCATTGGAAACTCTCCCTTGCAAGACTTTCCGCTATTGATTAATCTTGTATCCGTACTTACGAAGCTCTGAGCATGTTGGTGAGCAGGTACTGTGTCTTGAATTACGGGATACGAATACTCGCCCACAACATACACATTCTTTTTTCTCTCCTTGTTTACTCTGTGCGCCTAATCCCCCACGTTGTCTATCGGTCCAGGTATGACGGCGCTGGCGATAGAACTTCATCATTGTGTAGCAATCCTTTGAGCAACATGGCATATGGTTCGTAACATGCCATTCGCTCAAGGGATTGTCACAAATGATACAGTTATAGACGTTAGGATCGGGAGTCATCCTTGGTTGCTCCTATCCATTGTACCAGACCATTATACATGAGTTTCATGGATTTGTCAAGCCCTAATTTCTTTCAAGAGCCAGATTTCCCTGATGATCCCTGATTATCGCAGGTTAGGTGCGAGAGGATTTGTGAAGGGATTGTGGGAAAGAGAAAGGGCCAGCGTAGTGGCTGGCCCTTAAAGTTAGAATGGACGGAAGTGATGTACTGTTGTTCTACGCATATTAGGGTTAGGGCCTCTTGGCTTAACTATCCAAGTTCCATCTTTGATAGCCTTACGCCGCTCATTAGAGTACTCATGACTCCGTGCTAACCCCGGAGGCTCAAGGATGAACTCATCACCTTCTTCCAGTTCAGTCATCAGAGTTTCATCAAAGTATCTGATGTGGTTGACTAGTTCAATGGGGTTCTTGTAACGAAAGATATTATCGCACCCCTTGAACCGGATATAGGTGAAGAACTCTGTAGTGTACCATCCATTAGTGTTAGGGTCCTCATTGCCTTGTTCAGTGACTATACAGTGAGACCCCTTCTTGCTTCGTCCCTTGGCTATACACTTCCAGCTAAACTTAACTGGGTATGGCTTCGTGGCCTCTACTAAATACTCTCTTAACTCAGTCCACATCTCATGGCCAAAGGTTCGACATAGTTCCCGTCTTAGTTCCTTTCTCATGGCTATTCTCCACAGTGCAAGTGAGAGCGTTCCCAACGTATCTTATCGTCCTTCCCTACCTTATAGACGAACTTAAAGTGCTTCTGTCCTTTAAGGATAGGCTTATTGCAGCATTGACAAGTGTACTCCTTCTTGGCTATAGGACGAGTAGATGAGATATGGTGAATTGCCTTTGCATCATGTGGATAGTCTAGTAATGGACTCATGGCTTACCTCATGGAAAAGGGAAGGGAGCATTTGCGCTCCCTTAGTTGCGTTACCGCTTGATATCTTCCGGGAAGGAAGGGGAAGGCTCTGGGGGATTAGTTGGAGCCTCGGGGTTCTGATCCCCGCTGTCGCTGCCCCAGTAGTCAGAGGCTTTGACAGGCTCAGGGGTCGGCTCAGTCCTTGGCATCCAGTCAGGCTCAAGACCCTGCGGCGATGACTGTGCTAGAGGCTCAGCTACAGGCTCTTTGCTGAGTAAGTCAGAGGTCTTGGCTGGCTGAGGCTCAGCTAAGCCAAAGACAGACTGCATGTGGGCCTTAACGTCGTCCAGCTTCTTAGAGAGGGCAGCATGGCTCTCTTGAAGTTCCAAGAGCTTGAATTGAGCATCGTCACGCTCTTTAGTAACCTCAGAGATACGATCATTGAGCCTGATGTTAGAGCCATTGAGACTATCGTTCTCACGCTTGATAGTCTCAATCTGCGTAGTCATGTGCCTTGCGGTATCTTCAGCCTGATATTGCGCTGTCCTTGCAGCGTCACGATCCTGCCGAAGCCTTGTGATCTGATCGTCTTGATTAGCGATAGTGTTGCGATAGTGGTTGACCTGAGAGGTAAGGGCTTCAAGATCGCTCTTTACCTGCTCTACTTCCTTGGCTAGAGAGGATGCGCTGACAAGAGCGTTGAGGGCACGATCGAAGATCTCCTTCACCTTGCCCATCTCTTGTTCCTCAGTATGGGGGTAAGTTGTTACGTTAGACATAGCTTTGTTCCTTGTGTTAGAATGGAAAGAGCCGGGGGCAAGTGTACCCCCGGCCTATACTCAGTTACTGTTGCGCTGCCGGACGCGGCTTTGCAGTTAGGCCAGCCTGTGTTGCAGAGAGTTGACCGACGCCTTTCTTCGTCTTGGCCTTAGCTGCCGCAACCTTCTTCTCAGAGACTTTGATGGATGAGAGGATAGCGACCGCAGGGGGCTTTGCCTTTCTCTCATCAACGTTCTTCGTTGCCTGTTCGAGGTACTCAGGATATTCCTCGATCAAGGCGTTAGCAGCCTTGGTGATTTCGCTGGCTTCATAGTGGCTGATCTTGCCACCATCGGCTTTGATTGCGTCCTTGACAGCCTGTCGAGCAAGGCGACGGGCTTCAGTCATGATAGCGCCAGCGCCAGCTTTCTTAGCCTTGCCACCAGTGATCTTGATGGCGCCGTTCTGGCAATCGTTCCAATTCTTGGCAACGATCTGCATAACCGCGTTCCTACGCTCATCCTCACTCGGATAGGTGTCTGCGGTGATCTTGCTCTGTCCACGGGCTAGGACAGACTTCAGCCCTTGAAGCATAATCTCACGATACGTTGACTCTGGTAGTGCGTCGATATCCTCCTTGGTGACGGTGAATACTCCCTTGGCCTTTGGGCATGGTACGTTCAGATCGGTAGATGCCATGATGGTTTCTCCTTTCCATGGCTGATGGGTAACGAAGGCTACCCGAACTAACACAGTCATATAGGGAAGTGACGATGACTGTGCTAGGGCTGATAGCGACTATGACAGATCAACCTCTACCGGAGGCAGATCACCGCAGCGCCTTGCGTTGGATTGGAAGCGGTCCTTGCTATCCGTCCAAGGCATGAAGCCGCTGCGACCACAGACAACGCATGTGGTCTTATCAGCATCATGAAGGTGGACAGCTTCGGAGGGGGATAGTTCGCGGATGCCGTATTGTTCCGCGAATACAGTTGTTTCAGGCTTTGCAAGCCTTGGTTCACTGACTAATCGGATAACGTGGAGTTGCATAAGCATCATGGTCCTTGGTCCTTTCAGCTTACCACAAGAGTATACATGACTTTCGTCGATTTGTCAACCACTATCTTTCTCTGTGAGTGAGTGTCTAGCACGGTCACCGATGCAAGAGCTTAGGGGAGCATTAGATGACCGTGCTAGATCAGGGGGAAGTGAGGGAGATTATTTTGTGTCGCTGTCTCCTTTCAGGATACGATACTGTCGATTGAGATATTCAGCGTGCGTTATCTCGTAATGTTCATCCTCTGGCGTTGTCCTTGGCCAATGAGGATTTAATATCCCGATATGCTGTTTCAACTCCATCCTCTTGAAGTAAGTAGCGCCACAGTTACAGTGGCATGGTGGGTAAGCCATATATCCTCCTATGACTGTGCTAAGCCTAGCACGAAATTGTGGCGCAATTGTGGCGAAAGGTGCGGCAAATCGCCGCACCTAGTCTGCGCTGCCTTTGGTTATGGTTAGAACGAGCGAAGTCCAATCAGGGTGTTCTATCCCCACATCTACCATTACGCTGTTGAGTGTCCTATCATGCAGAACCCAACTCACTTCCTCGTCATTTGGGAGATTGACTAACACTACGATATCATAAGTCATTGGTGTCCTCCGTCGATGACTGCGCTATCTCATACCCTACGAATATCCTTGAGTTAGGGTATGCATCCTTCGTCTCTTGCGCTAACCTTCTCGCCCTCTCCTCTGTATCTACAGTGTAGACCGTCTTAACCCCGTTAGGGAGTATCCTGAAGATAGCCCAACGGGCAGAGCGTTCCGTGCCTACACGGCTCTCGCCTTTGGTCATGGGATTATCTCCCACTTAACCGTTCCAATATCTGGGTGAATATCCCACACTCCAACGCTGCCATCCAACCACGCCTGTTTCTCCTCTACTAAGGCTTGCGCTATCTGCTCATCCGTCTTATCCTCTGTGACCCAAGCAGAATCATACTCAACCGTCATGCGTATCTTCATCCTACCCTCCTTGAATGGCTTTCCTGCACTAGCTTATTAACGAACTCATCAACCTCACTGTCACTGAGTGACATAACAAAACTCACTCGGTCTGGATGAGTACGCATGAACAATACCTGCGTTGTATCTGCGTACCTGCACATGCTAATCTTAACAAACCCTGTGTCCATAGTCTGCATTGTTGCCCTCCTACCGTTCGTGTCCGTAGGGGCACGGCTCACGCCTCTGGTATGTGCCCTCCTATTGTCGATGTGTTCAACCTAGTCAGCATATCCCTGAGATGCTGTGGCGCTATGATTGCGTTGCCCTTACCGTATGACTGCGCTACTATCCACCCATCATCTGTCCTCACAAGCTGAAACAACACCAGCCTTGTGCTAAGCTTGATCCTGATAATCCGATATGGCGCTGTGGTCATGCTATCCTCCTGTTGTCGCCGCCTGATACTCCCCTGATGCCTCCCTGATCCCCCCCTGATAGCCTGATACTACCAAGTAGAGCGTATTTCTCCCCCTCTCCCTCGGTCTACCTATCTGGTAGGTATAATATATATGTGTGATAGATAAGCCAGTAAGAGCAAGAGCAGGTGAGACGGTGAGAGAGATGGGTGGATACGCCCTCGTCTGTGCTATCAGCCTATCTAGGTAGCATCTGGGCCGCATCAGGGGACCATCAGCCGCTGGTAGGTCCGTGGTCGGCTTAAGGCGCTCGCTGGTACGTTCGGTAGGGCCGGAGGCTGCTACCCTACCGGGCAACGTGGCCAACCGCACCAGCGAGCTTCCTAAGGCGAAACGGAACATAGCGTGAACCCCCAAGGCGTGAAAAAGGGGCAGCATTGGCGCTGCCCCCTATGACTGTGCTAATCCTCAGCCTTAACCGATAGCTGGCTGTCGTTGGCTTCGATGAAAGCCTTGATGTCCTCAATCATGCCGAACAGCTTGAGCCACTGGCTTTTGTACAACGTCACCGGCCAACGACCGAAGCCATAGACTGTCACTGCTCCCTTGGTGCTGACCTTGATGTTGCTCTTGGCGTTAGTCTTGAGCCTTGTGTTCTCTGCCATAAGCTGAGCGACGAAGGCTTCGAGTTCTTCCCGTGTTGCTGGCTGTGTCATGGTATGCGCCTCCTTAGCGCCCCACCATCTAGCGCCCCGATTGTGGCGGCTGTGTGGCGGAATAAAGGTCATTTCGTGATATTGTTGTGGCTTCTTGGCGGCTTTTTCATGGCGCTTGTGCGGCGAAGCCACCCCCCGGGGCCAAAATTCCGGCGCTCGGCCAAACGCAATACCCCTGCGCAAATTCTGTGGGGAATGGCATTATATGATAATGCTTCCTGCGAGGGTATGATAGTAAAAAAGATAGGGGTTGACAAATCGAGTCGAGTCATGTATACTGAGCGGGTAAGATCGGAGAAGTGGGTCGTGGCGCTGCATAGAGGGAAGATAGCGCGGGATCGGGAGATAAAGGCGGTCAGGGTGCTGGGAAGAGAGGATTTGGAAGTCCTCAAGGTCAGCCGACCGCCTCCGACTGTCGCAAGGTTCAGGGACTCCCACCATCGGGTGGCGAGGCTCTTAGCGTTTGGGATGACGGTGACTGAGGTAGCGCAAGCCACCGGGTACAGCATGAACCGGGTAATGCAGCTGAAGCAAGTCCCGGCCTTCCAGCAGCTGACCGCAGACTACCGTGAGGGTGTCGTTGACGAAGAATACCGTAAGATGGTCAAGGACTACAACGAGCTTGTCGCTGAGGATCAGCTGAAAGCCGAGCGACAGATCGCTGATCGGCTTGATGCCGCTGACGAAGAGGAAGAGCCTCTCCCTCTCCGTGACCTCATCTCCATCTCCCGTCGCCAAGACCGCAACACCAATATCCAAGTCAACATCGGCGACTTCGCAACGCAACTCGATCGTGCTCAGCGTGAGAGCAACAAAGTCATCGCTTCGTCTGCCCAGCCTCGGATTACTAATGCGCAACCAAACCCCCAGCTGCAAGCCGAGGTTGGGCAGGCACCTAGAAGGAAACTAGCTTGAACAGAAGCCGAAGGCTGTTCTCCAGGTTACAACGGTCACCGCTTCTTTTCTTAGGAAGCTCTATCCGTCCCGCTCGTCGGCGTTCCTTGGCGCAGGGCTTTGAGCTTGAGATGGGTAGAGCTTCCACCTTTTCGGGGAGGGATAGTATGTGGAGCAGGAATTAGTAGGCTGGCTAGCGTCAGTCTCTAACAATCCTTTAGCCTTCGTAATGGGCGCCTTCCCTTGGGGAGTGGAAGGCTCACGGCTCGAACACGAAGATGGTCCTGAAGAGTGGCAGCGCAATATCCTCGAGCTAATCCGTAAAGGCCTCCCAATCGACCAAGCAATCCAACTCGCCGTTGCCTCAGGCCACGGCGTGGGCAAAACCTGCCTCGTAGCTTGGCTCATCCTCTGGGGCCTAACGACAATGTCCGACACCAAAGGCGTTGTCACAGCCAACACCGAAACCCAACTCAAAACAAAAACCTGGGCCGAACTGGGCAAGTGGTTCCACATGTTCGTTGGGAAGGAGTACTTCAAGCTCACCGCCACTGCCCTATTCCAACAAGACCGAGAACGCACTTGGCGTGTCGATATGGTCCCTTGGTCCGAGCGGAACACCGAAGCCTTCGCCGGACTCCACAACAAAGGCAAGCGCATCCTCCTTCTAATGGACGAAGGTTCCGCTATCCCTAACATCATCTACGAAGTCTCTGAAGGCGCTCTCACCGACAAAGACACCCAAATCATCTGGTGCGTCTTTGGCAACCCAACCCGTAACACCGGCCGCTTCCGTGAATGCTTCCCTGGCCAACAACACTCCAAGCACTGGACAACCTACCAAGTTGACTCCCGCAGCGTTCGCTTCACCAACAAAGAACAAATCCAACGTTGGGTAGACGCCTACGGCGAGGACTCCGACTTCGTCCGTGTCCGTGTCCGGGGCACCTTCCCCCGTATCGGCGAGATGGAATTCATCTCCATGGAAGTCGTCTCCGAAGCCGTTGCTCGATCCCCTGACGTAAACCGTTCCGACCCTTTCATCATAGGAGTGGACGTTGCCCGCTATGGCGACAACGAAACGGTCATCTTTTTCCGCAAAGGTCGCGATGGGCAGTCCACTCCACCTATTCGCCTGAGAGGCGCAGATGTTGTCCAAGTGGCCACAAAGGTGGCAGAGGCTTACCGCCAGTATCACGCCGATGCGATATTTGTTGACGGTGGCGGTGTGGGTGGTGGTGTTGTTGACAACTTGCGTAATCTTCATGTTCCTTGTTTCGACATACAGTTCGGATCGAAGCCCCAAGGTACCGGCTTCCTTGTGGGCGATGACGGTGTTAAGTACGCTAATAAACGTGCGGAGATTTGGGGCTCAATGCGAGAATGGCTGAAGACCGGCTCTATCCCTAACGACCAAGACCTCCGTGCCCAACTCGTTGGCCCTACCTACACCTTCAACCTGAAGAACGAAATCCAACTCGAAAAGAAGGAGGACATGCGCAAACGAGGCTTAGACTCTCCCGACCTCGCTGACGCACTTGCCCTTACCTTCTCGCTCCCCGTCACTCCCCATGCTTATGCTGGCGGGGAGCATCAACCCAAACCTGCTGTTGAAACAGAGTACAACCCCTTCGCTCCAGAAAGAATGGTGGCCTAATGGGCTTCCTCAAACCACCGAAGATCGACGCTCCAGCGCCACCGCCTCCGGCTGCTGCCCCTCCAGCGTTCGCCGCTGCTAAACCAGCGAACAAGAAATCCACCGTCCCAACCTTCCTCGGCGCTGAGAAGTCCCCCACCGGTGACCTCGGCGCTGGCGGAATGGAGAGGGGTAAAACCCTACTCGGCCAATGAGAGTTCCTGAAACAGAACCTACCAACCCCGCCGCTCTCTATAGCGGCTCTGGTTCTCAACCATCCCCTACCGCTCTAGCAATGGCCGCCGCTACCATGCAACAGCTTAACACAACAAAGCAGAAGAAGAATGCCGCAGCTAGCTCAGGTGTCCCCGGGCCCGGCTCCTCGGCCTCTAACCGAGGCCGATCTAAAGCTTCGCCGACACGTTGAAGGACGCCTAATCGGCCTACGTACTAACCGCTACTCGTGGTGGACTCACGCACGTGAGCTAGCCGACTACCTTCTTCCTAGGAGGTATAAGTGGCTAATCACCCCCAACCAGATGGCCAGAGGCTCTCCGATCAATTCTCACATCTTGGACTCCACAGCAACTTTGGCTGCAAGAAATTTAGCTTCGGGACTTATGTCTGGCGTCTCCAACCCGACGAGACCGTGGATCAAGTTGAAAATCAATCGTTTGGACTCTACTGGTACGACACCCATCAGTCTCTGGCTAGCTGAGTGTGAACGCCTCTTAATGCTCATCTTCGCCGAGAGCAACTTCTACAACTCCATCGCTATCGTCTACTTCGACCTCGTCGTCTTCGGCACCGCCTCTATGCTAATCTACGAAGACTTCGAAGACGTCATCAACTGCATCAACCCCTGCTTCGGCGAATACTACGTTGATATCGACGGCAAATACCGACCCACCATCTTCTACCGTGAATTCACAATGACCGTCGATGCTTGCGTTGACGAGTTCGGGCTAGAGAACTGCTCCCCCGCTGTCCAAGGCCTCTACCAACAAGGCGGCGCTCAACTCACTCGAGAACTCGTTGTCGCTCACGCTATCGAACCAAACAACAAACCCGAAGTCTATGGCATCCCCCGTAGGTTCAAATTCATGGAATGTTACTGGGAATGGGGTGGCTCCGCATCTCCTCAAGGAGGAGCTTCCTATGCGCAAGGCTTCCTACGTAAACGCGGTTATCATGAACAACTCAACGTCACCGTCCGATGGGACCTTGTATCTAATGATGCCTACGGACGTTCCCCTGGAATGGACGCACTCCCTGACGTCAAGCAGCTTCAGCAAGAGGTTCGTCGTAAAGCTCAGGCTATCGATAAGACTGTCAATCCTCCTATGGAAGCTGATATACAACTCAAAAACCAACCCGCTTCGCTTCTTCCAGGAGGAATAACCTACACAGCCGGACTTATGTCCTCCGGCAACCCCGGCTTCCGCTCCGTCTACGGAAACTGGAAACCTGAAATCCAAGCTATCTCTGAGGACCTACAAGAGATTAGAGATAGGATTAAGAGGGTCTTCTTCAATGACGTTCTCCAAACCGCGTCGCAGTACGAAACCCGATCCAACGTTACAGCAGTTGAATGGGATATGCGAAAGTCTGAGAGCCTCGTTATGCTCGGACCTGTATTGGAGCGAATCTATACGGAACTACTGGAAGTCGCTGTCGAACGAACGTTTGCAATTGCTTCTAGAGCGGGGATTCTTCCCCCCGCTCCAGCCGAGTTCTCCAACGCCAACATCAATATCGAATTCGTCTCCATGTTGGCCACTGCACAGGCCGCAGCCACCACAGCAGGCATCGAGCGTCTACTTCAAATCGCCGGAGGCCTAGTTGGCGTCGATCCAGCCGTTATGGACAACATCGACGTAGACTTTACCCTAGAGAAGTACTCCGCTTTGATGAACAACGACCCACGCATCATCCGTTCCAAGGAAGAACTCAACAATATCAGAGTACAACGCCAACAGCAACAACAAGCTGAACAACTAGCCGAACAAGCTAAATCAATGTCCGAGAGCGCTAAGAACCTCTCAGACACCCAACTTGGCGGGGGACAAAACGCAATCCAAGCAATGACAGGAGGAAGCATCTAATGTCAATAGGACTTATCTTTTGGATCATCATGCTGCTATGGCTCATCGGTTGGGCAGGTAGCGTTTGGGCACCGGGTCAATATCCTTGGCCACAGGCTAGCGCCCTTATGCTCTTCATCCTTCTCTTCCTCCTAGGCTGGCATGCCTTCGGGTTCATAATCCACGCATGACCTACAACGCAGCTGACCGGAAAGATATCCGTAAGGCCGAGAAGGAGGCTAAGCTTGCAGATCAACAACGACGAGAGTTCATGCACGGTATTATGTCCACAATGCCAGGACGTAGATGGCTCTTGGAAAAGCTTGTTGATTGCCACATCTTCTCCACTAGCTTTAATCGGGACCAGCTTGCAATGGCCTTCAGCGAAGGCCAACGTGACATTGGCCTCAAGCTACTCAACGACATAATGGCCTCCTGCCCAGATGAATACATTCTAATGATGAGGGAAGAAAATGAGCGACGTAGCGCTAGCGAACGAACCAGAGATCAGAACACCAACGGGCGAGATCAAGGATCAGAGCCCGACCCCACCACCTACTACACCGACACCGACGACGGAGACGAAGCCAGATGAACCTTCGTCCAAGTCCTCTATCGTCAACGAAGGGGAGAAGAAGCCCGACACCAAGGAACCCGAAGGTGCCCCCGAGAAGTACGAAGCATTCAAAGTCCCGGAAGGCTTTGAGATGCCAGAAGAGACGACCAAGGAAGTCGCCGCACTATTCAAGGACCTTAATCTTTCCCAGTCAGAAGGACAAAAGCTTATCGACTACTACGCAAAGCAGTCCCAAGACGCAGCCGCTGCCCCCTATAAGCTCTGGGAAAAAACCCAAACCGAGTGGCAAAACGCTGTACGTCTTGACCCTGAAATCGGGCCAAAGCTTAATGACGTTAGGACCACAATCTCAAGAGCAATTGATGGCCTTGGAGATGCCAAGCTAGCCTCTGACTTCCGTGCAGCAATGGACTACACAGGAGCAGGGAACAACCTAGCCTTCATCAAGGCCTTCTGGCGCCTAGCTCAGCAAGTGACCGAAGGCGGTCATGTCGCTGGCTCAGGCCCAACGAAATTCGGTCAGACTGCACCCGGCGCTTCGGATCGACCATCCACCGCCCGTGCGCTCTATCCGAACCTACCCTGACCCTGCCTCAGAGAGGATGAACCGCAATGCGCAGATGGGAACGGACCTCACCATGACCCTTAACCAGCTAGGAGGGCCTAAATGGCCACGCTCGGCACAACCGCACTAACATATGCGGATTGGGCTAAGAGGATGGGGGACGACTATCGAGTCGCATCGATTATCGAACTCCTCTCTCAGACCAACGAAATCCTCGACGATATGCTCGTCGTCGAAGGCAATCTCCCAACCGGACACAAAACTACCGTCCGTACCGGCCTCCCACAAGCCACTTGGCGTTTGCTGAACCAAGGCGTTCCCAATGCCAAGTCAACCACATCGCAGATCGTTGACACCTGCGGTAACCTCGAAACCTACGCGGTCATCGACAAAGATATCGCTGACCTCAACGGCAACACCGCAGAGTTCCGTCTCTCAGAAGTAAAGGCCTTCCTTGAGGGCATGTCCCAACAGGTAGCCTCTACCCTGATCTACGGCAACCAGTCCGTCAACCCTGAACGCTTCACCGGACTTGCCCCACGTTACTCCACACTCACCGCTGCGAACGCAAACACCGCAGCTAACGTGCTCTCTGGCGGTGGCGCTGCCTCAACCAACACTTCCATGTGGATCGCTGTATGGGGAGCAGATACTCTCCACGCAACCTTCCCAAAGGGCAAGATCACCGGCCTCCAACACCGTGATATGGGTGAATGGCCAGTCCTAGATTCAGCCTCCAACACCTACCAAGCCTATCGTGATCACTTCAAATGGGAAATCGGCTTGGTGCTTAGAGACTGGCGTTATGTCGCTCGCATCTGTAACATCGACGTAACCCTTCTCACCGGCGTATCGGCGGCGAACCTGATCAACCTTCTCGTTCGAGCTCTCTACCGCCTCCCGACCGCACCGGTCTCTGCCACCACCATCCAGACCTCCGATGCTCCAGAGGTCCGAGCAAACATGGGTCGCACGGTCATCTACTGCAACCGTGTCATCCGTACCTACCTCGACCTCCAAGCGATGAACAAAACCAACGTGCTTCTCCGTATCGAGGAGTTCGATGGCAAACCCGTCACGACCTTCCGTGGCATCCCGGTTCGCACCTGCGATGCGATCCTTAACAACGAAACAACGGTGACCTGATATGATCCTTGATGCATTTCTCCAGTTCACTGGCGCACCGGCCACCGGAGGTATCGTCGTTACTGGAACTAACTACGACCTCCCAACGACTGGTACTCAGAACTCCAGCAACATCATCGACCTCCATATGGCTGGTATCCCGGTCCTTGCCAACCTGCAAGGCGCCAGAGATATCGGCATTGGTGACGATCCTGCGCTGAAGCTTCTAGTCCAAGTCACAACCGCCATCACCGGAGGCACTAGCCTTCAGGTCGTCCTACAAGGCGCACCTGACAACGGCTCTGGAGCCCCCGGCTCATACACCAATTGGTGGGCATCACCAGTCTACGCCGAAGCAACCCTTGTCGCAGGGGCTCGCCTCTACGACATGGACATGCCTCGTCCACCGGCTGGCGTTGGTGTCCCACGCTTCCTTCGCCTAGGTTACGTCTCCGTCGGTACCCATTCCGCTGGTGCCCTTGGCGCATGGATTGTCATTGATCGTGTCGATCAGATGTATCAAGGCACGAGCAACGCAACCCTTGGAGGTTATCCTGCTGGCGTTACCGTCGCAAACTAGGAGGGACTCATGACCTGGGCTTCCCTTCCTAGCAACGCCCTGTTCCGCGTAATGGCAGGGCCTGGCGGAACAGAAGACTTCGCGTTCCCGAACCAGATCACCGCTTCGGCTGGCTTAGTCGTAGCATCTGGCTCTGGCGCTATCACCTACACCATGCGTCCGCAGGACTCTACCTACTTCTGGACCGGTACAGCCCCAACAACTGTAACGATCACAACTCCTGCTGCGCCTGTCGATGGGCAAATCCTGACTATCGCAACGGACACCACCCTCACAACGATGGTGACCCTGACCGCTAACACAGGACAAACCCTCAACGCAACCTACACCAACCAAACCCTTAGCGCCGGTACCTCAGTCGAGTGGCAATACTCAGCTGGTACGGCTAAGTGGTACAAAGTAAGGTAATCGATGAAACGACTTCTGCTGGCACTGCTTCTGGCACTTGCATCGGCGGTGCCAGCAGCTTCTCAACCTTCCCCTGGCTCAGGGCAGGTGATCGTATGCAACAAGTTCTTCCAAGTCTCACAAGGCGCTGTTGCGCTGACCAAAATCATCTCCGGCATCTCCGGCACTTCCATCAGCATCTGCGGATGGGCTGCTGGCGCTGGCGCAGCAACGGCAACCTTCTCAGTATCCTATGGCACAGGCACCAACTGCGGTACCGGCACCACTACTCTCATCCCCGTCTTCTCCCTTCCGATCAACGGCGTTATGGTGGACCATAAAGACTTCGGTGGGTTCTCTATCCCCTCCGTCAACTCTTCCGGCGTTGCCAACGACCTCTGTCTCGTAACCACAGGCACAGGTCCCCTTTCAATCATGCTCTACTACGCACAATAGGGGGAACAGATGAAACGTTGGCCTATTACACTTGGTCTTATCCTTCTAGGAACCGTCGCTTTAGCGCAGACCTCTGTCCAAACCATTCCCGGTGATAGAGGACCAATAGTCTTCGACACCTTGGGCCGAGCAGTACTCGGTACAGGTAACCTCTCTAGCACCGGCCCTGCCCCTGTCCTCTCCGGCTGTGGCGGTGGCTCTCCAACAATCGTTGGCTCTAACCTCGCTGGAACCGTCGTCACCGGCACCACAGCCACCGGCTGCGTTATCACCTTCACCACGGCCTTCACCGCAACGCCGACCTGCGTCCTTTCCCCCGCCAGCGGCGTTCTAGCCTCCTTCTCCTACACACTCTCTACCACCGCTATCACCGTCACCCAAACCTCTTCTTCCGGCAACACCATCACCTACGTCTGTGTAGGGAAGCAATAGGAGCCCCAAATGGCAAGATGGAAACTAATGGTCGGTCACTACCTCAACACCGACCCTCCGGCTGAAATCGAATTCAAAGAAACCGATCGCAACACCGGTCGGCAAGCCAGAAAGGTCTACAAGGTCCCCCGGGTCCTCGAACCCAAAGACCCCGCTGACCACAACTACCCTGAACTCGGTGAAATCATCGTCTGCGACGGCAACGACCCTCAACCCCGTGATATCATCTTCATTGGCGATCCAACGCCAGACATGGAGCCGATCGATGCGGAAGCTAAGAGAATTAGCAAGTCGTTTCAAGACTCTGGTGTATGGACCAAGAAAGAAGAAGGCCTCGACTTCGGCGAGTCCCTCATCAAGAACTTCATGGCGAAGATGGAACAAGCACAGTTCCAACCAGTCTCCTCAGGGGTTGATCCTAAAGCCTTCGCTGAGCTCCAAGCGCAAATGAAGGCGCTGATGGAGCAGAACGCTAAGCTCCAGGCGCAAGTGTCAGAGAGACCATTGCGCAGGGGCTAACATGAAACTTGAGTTCACTGATGAGATGCTGAACGTTATCGCTGAGGCGCTGATGGAGCTACCATATAAAAAGTCAGCGCCGGTTATCTTCGAGATAAACCGGCAGATGGTAGAACATAAGCAGCAGAAAGAAGCATCTAATGTCAATTAACGCCTTCCCTATTGCAACTGTTCCCCCGGCGGCTAACCTCATTATCTTTAGCCCGTCGGGGGCTCTTACCGCCACAGATGTTCAAAGCGCCATCAACCAACTGCTGGCGCTGATCCCATCCGTCGGTCCAGGGACCGATCCTCTAGCTCTAATCCACGGCTTCTCCCTCAACGTAGTAAACCCTACCGTCAGCGGCAACGCTAGCGATCGTTGGGCTGCGCAGAACAAAGTCATCACCGACTGTTCTCAAACCGATCCACAATTCTCCGCTAACGAAACAGTAAACAACTCAATCTTCCCTCGCCATGGTCAGAATATCGTTGGCGGTCTAACCATTGCCAAGCAAACCTTCTCAGTCCAGAACAACTTCATGCAATCCAACGCCGCTGGACAGAAGTTCATCTTCAATAACACCCTCCTTGCCTACGGCATGGGCGACACAGCGATCTTCGCCAACAACCACGTCCTCTTCGCTGGCGGCCCTGTCGATGGTGACGAAGGACAGGCTTGGGGAGTTGTTTCTGCCCTCTTTCAGCAGAACTATCTCAACTCCGGCACTATCACCGCCAAGCCAGCGCAATCAACCGTCAACACCACAACCACTCAAGCAATCTCCAAATCCAAATCTCAGCAGACAGTCACCGTCGTAAGCACTGCTGGCATATCTAACGGAGATTGGGTTGTTATCGAGCAGTCCGTCCCCTCTGGCGCTGCTAATCTAGAAGCAGTACAAGTTATCTCCTTCACTCCAACCAGCATCACCGGGGTCTTCCTCTTCAACCACAACCTTGGCGTTACCGTCACTCCTGCGCTGAGAATATCAGTTGGGGATAGCTCGCTGTTCGGCCAAGACCGTGTCCTCGTCAATCTAAGCGGTACAAGCTACTCCACTGGCACCGTATCATCAATCTCTGGTGGTGGCTTCGTTGGCACCGGTACAGCTTGGACTAACAGCATCGTCGGCGGCAACGCATTGAACATCGGCGCTATAACCCTCGTCGCTGACAACTACACCAGCTTCCCATTCTCTGGTGGCGCTGGTACCCTTAAATCCTGGTATCAGATTTCATCCGTTACCGACGCAACCCATCTCGGTATCTTCACCACAACCATTGCCGGTGACGGTTCCTACCATGGCAAAGGTCCTGGCGCTGGAACCTACCTCATCCGTCCAGCAGTTCGTGTCCTCCGTATCGTTACCGACGCCAACGGCGCTTACACCAACGAAATCATCTGCGAAACCACCACAGCTACTTGGACAGTCGGCGATAGCGTTGAGCAAGTGATCTGCCCCTACCCTGACGTTAGCGGCTTTCAATACCAACTTGGTAGCTGGACGAACGGAAGCACCTGTCGTGACTTTATGAACATTCAGAATGGCGGCGCCAGAATGTTTGCCACCGCTATCCGTATTGGTGATAACGCAACTATCCACGGCGCTGGCGCTGACGGCATAGCCTTCGACAGCTGCTTCCAAGTAGGTGAAACCAACAACGTTGCTTTCGACGCTAACTTCAGCCTAGTTGCCGCTATCCGTATGCGTACCCCCGGTGGTTTTGGTGGTATCACTGATGCCGCTGGAACGATCATGTGGAATAACAGCGCATGGATAGCTCCACAATCCGGTAACGGCGGGCTACAGATCAACCCTGCTGTTGGCACTGACGGAGTCACCCCTCCTTCCACTAGCTCTCACAGCATCCTCAATTTCATGGCCCCTAACAAGGGCACAAACACCGATCCTAACCTCTGGCAGCTGAATTGGGGTGGATGGCTCTTCCTTCCCGCTGTCAACCCTAGCGGGCAACGGCCTTACATCGTTCTAGAGAACAACGGCGGCGCTAACTCCGAACGAGGAGTCCTGCGCTGGACCGCTGACACCTTTATCGCTGGAACCGAGCACCTAGGCGCTGGCGCTGACCGAGACTTCATCATAAAGACCGGTGGCCTTGAGCAACTACGCTTTGTCGCTGGTGGCCAGATCAAATTCTCCGGTGCACCCAACTTCTCCGCTAACGCCGCTGTCGCTACCGTCTTAGGCAGCGTTGGCCCCGCTGGTGCTTCCACCACTGTTCAAAAGTGGCTCACTATCCAAGACAACACAGGCGCTACACGGTACATTCCGTGCTTCTAACATGGCAGTTTTCGGAACAGTCTTATCTCCAACGCCAAACACGGTGTTCCTCACCGCAAACAACCTCGTCCTCGGTACAGAGTTCGATACAGCGCAAGGAAGGTTTCGCTTTCTAAAAGACCACTATCTAGACGGAGAGTTCATCCAAGCAGGTGTAATTCGAGACATGTTCTTCCCTTGGACCCCAACGCCTGACGTAGAGCCTTTAGACGCTACCGCTGTCAACTCTTTCTACGCCAAAGGCCCTACCCTAGGCGCTGTGATCCGTACTCAGTTCACCACCAGCGATATCTACAGCCCTACTACCTATTGGCACCAACTCTCCCCTAACGTTTGGGCCCTCACCGGCTTAGGAGCAAGTAAAGCTCCAATCACAGCAGCAGCAGTTCAACGAGTAGAAGACAAGGAGGCATAATGCCAAGCAAATCTCCTTCACAAGCCCGAATGATGGCAGGGGCAGCGCATAACCCTTCCTTCGCCAAGAAGGTAGGCGTTCCTGTCTCCGTTGCCAAAGAATTCAACCAAGCAGATGCCAAGACCGGCATCTTGCGCAAGAAGAAGAGGATGGGTTTCCAAGACAATGGCAAGTGAAGAACAAGACGAGCTACACTACCTCCAGCGCATTGCTCGAGACCAGAAGACCCTCGTTGACCTCGTTGGCAAGGTAATCGCCTATATCGTTGACGCTGAGTCCGAGGTCCCTGAACGTATGCGAAGGTTCATCATGTACATGCACGACGTTCACGACGTTATGCACATGCATCAGGAAATCGGACAGGAACCCCCTGAATGGATCAAAGCCGAGGCTAGGCGCTGCGACGATCGCTACCGCCAAATCCTATCCGAGATGCACTCCGATACCGGTGCCTTTGAAAAGGTCCGGAGAGAAATGGCAACCGATCCTCTCAACCGCTACGACCATACCCGTCTGCTAATCAAGCAGACTCACAAAGGAGAGAAAGATGAAGCAAGGTAGAGCCCAAGTCGAGACTACGAAAGGGACGAAGGTAGAACCCAATCCCCACGCTGTCTCCCCCGGTGGCGTTGACCAACTCGGCCAAGCCGTTGCCTTCAAAAAGGAGAACGTCTACGAAGGCCGTGGGCTTAAGGCCCCGATGAAAGGCACAACGCAACATCACTGTGGTTCACAGGGGAAGTACTAATGTCAGACACCACAGATGGCGGCAAACCCTACTGCAAACCCATCTACAACTACAAACCGCCTACCGGTCCTATTCATCAAGGCGGTGAGGGCCCAGGGCTTCGTGGCGGAGCAAACGTGGGTCACGATCAACAAGCTCATGGCCACGGCGGCGCTATCGGCTCCCCCGGCAACCACGGAGTCAACCACGGTAACTGCGGATCACAAGGGAGGCACTAATGGTTAAAGGTGGAGTTACAGAGTCTAAAGACGTAATGGGCTACAAGAGCCCCTACGGCCCAACCTCAATCGAAGACACTAAGTCCCCGGGCATACACGGCAACGTCTACCCCTCAGGTACTCAATCCGCCTCTACTCAAGGTGGTGAGAGCGGAAGCCCTGGCCTTGGTGGAAAGAATCGTAAAGCAGGATCACAACGGTGACAACCGAACTTGATATCGTTAATCGAGCGCTGCAATGCCTAGGGTCACGTTCGACCGTAACGCAATCAGAGCTCGACAACAACACTTCCAACGAGGCTATCCAAGCTAACCTAATCCTCGATCAAGTGCGTGATGAAACCATCCGCATGGCACCGTGGAACTTCGCCTCGGCGTTCGTGAACCTCAACTACATCACTTCCACCCCCGGTACTCCAGAGAACATCGCTATTGGCACTAACCTCTGGACACCGGGGACTCCCCCACCACCTTGGGCCTATGAATATCAATACCCTGTCGATTGCCTCCGTCCTCTCTACATCGTTCCCCAGTTCCAATCCGGCTTCACTGGCGGTGTCCCAATCACTACCGCTGTAACAGGTGGCTCTGCTGCGTTCTGGCAAGGGCCTCCGGTGAAGTTCAAGGTTTCTGTAGATCAATTCTTCCCGGTGATCGGCGCAACCGTAGCGGCTGGTGGTACAGGCTACGCTGTCGGAGACACCATCACCTTAGCCCTTGGAAGCCCAGGACTTCCACCTATCGGCGCTCCAGCGCAGCTTCTAGTCCTTACCCTTGCTGGCAGCGCAGTCGCTACCGTAGCTGTTGTGAACCAAATTGCTGGTTCCGCTACTCCCCTCGGCGGCAGCTACTTCGCCCACCAGACCAATCCGGTAGCGCAAGGCTCTACCTCTGGCGTTGGCACTGGCGCTACCTTCAATCTCACCTACGGGCCTAAAGGCTCTCAACGAGTCATTCTCTGCAATCAAGAATTCGCCCTTCTAACCTATCTCAAGCAGATCACCGATCCCAACGTAATGGACCCGCTGTTCCAAGACGCATGGGTCAGCATCCTTGGCGCTAGGCTAGTAATGGCGCTGGTCGGAGATAAGCAGCTAGCCAACCTAAAGGTCCAACAGGCCAACGCCTCTATCATCGAAGCTCGCAAAGCCGACGGTAACGAAGCTCTCACCGTCAACGACGTAACTCCCGACTTCATCCGTGTACGGGGTATAAGCTACTCAGATTACTCCTATACCCCGAACATCGACTTCAACTGGGGTAATCTATGGACACCATTCTAAGGAGAAGGAAATGGCTGACAAAGAAGCTAAACTCGCTGAAATCCAGAAGCAGATCGACAAGCTCATCGAAGCTCGTGAGAAACTAAAGGCCGAGGAAGCGCATGCCGTTTCAGAAGAAATCGAACGACGGTGAGCTCGTTCTAGACCTTCGAGCATCGCCAGGTATTCCAGCGGAGCTAGCGCCTAAGCTTGGCTATGCTCCGCAGCAAGTTAGGGAGGGGGCTGTCTTCGAAGCCGCCACTCTAGGCTGTCCGCATTGCGGTTCTTGCGTTGTCCTGAACCCCTTACGGACTCGTGAACGTGCGCATTGCTTCAAGTGCGATGCGTACATTTGTGATGGGTGCGCTATCCTAATGAGCCAACCAGACTACGTTCATTCCACCATCAAAGAGCTCAAAGACCTCGTTGGTAGCGGAAAGTTCGAGATGATTGGTGGCTCTACAGCGCAGCCTGTCTTACGTCCAACAGGAGACAAATAGATGGCTAAGAGAATATTTACCTCTGCGGCAGTGACCTACACCGCTAACGCAGCTGGCTCAGCGATCGGTACCCCCGGTACGCCTAGCTGGATGGGGCTTAAAGGGGCAGCAGCTACTCAGATCACTGATATCCTTGAAGTCCTCTTCTCCGGCAAAGCTACAGCGTCAATAGTGGCCGCTATCGAACTCTGTCGTGCAAGTACCCTCGAAACCACTCCAACGGCTCTTGCTGCCCCACACTCAGACGGTCCAGCGCACTTCGCTACCGCCGCCTTGGCAGCGCCTGTCGTTGTCTTCGTCGCTGCCGCTACCGGCCCGACACCCTCCAACACAGTGACAGACGCCAAGCTCAACCTTGGCCTGAACCTGTTCGGTGGCATAGTCCGCTGGAACGCAGCGCCAACGCAGCAGTGGACGATGGTAGGCAACACTGCCCCAGGCGGTGAAACCCTACTCTTCAACAACTCCACCGCTGGCGGCTCTACCGGCCTCGGCGACGCGCATATCATCTACGAGACCTACTAACCCTGAGTGGCGGTTCAATGCTGTCCACTGGGCCGCCCTCTCAGAGGGAAGGAATAAGCTATGCCTAGATTGAGGGTAATTATCCTTGAGCGTGACAGCGACAGCAACACGTTCCGTTACGTTCTATGGGCTGACGTTCCAGCGGCAAGACAGAGCTTCTACGCTATGCCCGCTGGTACAGTATCTGCGTGGTCTGGTGCCTTGCCCGCTGATAATGCCGCTATTGTAAACGGTTCAGTGACAGAGTTAGTTGGAACACAGCGGGTACCAGCTAGCTCAACTCTCCCTCAGATCGAGGCCTTTCTAGAAACCATCTGGACCTCTTTCCAAGCACAAATCAACAACTCAAATCCTTGGCAGCGTTTCGGGTCCACCTGGGATGGGACAACATGGTCGGTGTTGAACAATGGCTAATATAGGCGAATGGATTTTAAGTGGCACTGGCCTCACTACAGTCCTCTCCACAGGCCTGAATTCGCTTGCTAACAACACCATGTCAGCAGCGTCGTCAACCTACGACAACTCTGCCAACCTCGATCTATACGTTGATATCGAAGTGGTCTTAGCCTCTCTATCTCCAGCCGCTGGAGCCTTTGTAGCGATCTACGTTTGGGAAGCTGTTGACGGCTCAAACTTTCCAGCGCAGTCAGACGCTGACCTTCGGCTAACCTCTTCTCAGCTATTAGTAGCAATTCCAATCGGCACCACCGCTGCTACAGCGCAAAGAGTAGTGGCAAGGAACATTCTCCTACCGCCAGCAAAGATACAGTTCAAGCTCGATAACCAAGCTGGCGTTGCGCTCGGAGCCTCTGGCAACACCGTCAAAGTCTTACCCTATAGCTACAACCTGAACGCTTAAAATGGCATTGAGCTTTAATGGCACTAGCGACCTAGTCACTATCCCAAACTCGGCTAGTGGGCAGTTGAACTTTCAGAACTCCGGAACGATGCCTCGTCCATTCTTCAGCTGGTCGCTGTGGACGAACCCTACTGATGTGACAGCGGCTTTGGCTTATATGATGTCGAAGGCCTCTGGTGGTACCGAACAATACTACGTCCGATTTAACTCTAGCCAAATCACCTTCGGCGTCGGTGGCGCTGCCGCTTCATGGACATTCGGTGGAAGCGTTGTAAACGGGACTTGGTACCACTTAGCTGGCATAAACGACACCACAACAATGTTTCTCTACGCCAACGGAATTCAACAAGCCACAGGCGCTGGAACAAACACCAACTCCTCAAACTTCCCTGTAACAATAGGCGGCCGTTCCTCAGCCGATCGCTTCTTCCCCGGTAAAATCGCTGACGTTGCTATTTGGCAGGATATACTCTCCCCAATCGAAATCAAAGCCCTCGCCTCTGGCGTACGCCCTTATATGATTAGACGGGGAGGGCTAAAGGGCTATTGGCCACTAGACGGTTATGTTGCCCCTGCTAACAACTTCCTCGGTGACCTCCCAGGAGTGTTAACCGGCACCAGCTTTGTCACTGGTCCACCCTTACTCAGCCCGATCCAGCAATACGTGCTGCCAAAATGGGTCATGAGGAAGCCGATAGTACCTAAACCACTTATGGGACAAATATGGATGTAACATGGGCGCACAGGGATCAACAACCATAACCTTCGGTGCCTTCCCAGGAGCTAGCCAAGCTTCCGTAGCAGTAACAGGGCAGGGGGCTATAACCGCTGGATCGCTAGTAGAAGCTTGGCTCCTTCCAGCTGCAACGGCGGATCATTCATCGGATGAACACGTAGTAGACCCACCAATGATCACAGCCGGTAGCATCGTTGCGGGTACTGGGTTCACTATCTACGCTACGGCAAGGGATGGCATACCGGTGCCCGATGCTGGCCCTCTCGGTACACAGGGGCAAGAGCCCACATATCAGGGACATGGCCGCACTGCACCTATGCCTTACGGCATATGGAATGTAGCCTGGGTCTGGAACTAGGAGAGATAAATGGCAATTCAACATCAAGGTAACGCTGGCGTTGTTGACGAGGTCGAGTCAACGCATCGCTCAGTAAGAGTAGCAAATCGACCAATGGAGCTAGGCACTCGTGGTGCTTATGCTCTTGGGCAGATGACGGGTATTATAGCAGCGACAACAACCGGCGAAGTCTTCCAAATGCGCTGGATTGATGCCACTAGGCTTATGCTTCTCCGCTCTGTTCTAGTCTCCGGAGTAGTATCAACCACCGCCTTCGCTGCTGGTGTACCTGTCCAACTCGGTATGCGTGTAGCAAGAAGCTGGAGCGCTGACGGAACAGGCGGAACAGCTATCGTCTTCTCCACCGCCAATACTAACAAGAAGCGAACGAGCTTTCCTCTATCCCTCTTCTCAGATACCGGTGTTAGAATAGCAACCACAGCCGCTCTTGGCGCAGGAACAAAAACCCTCGACACCAACCGCTGCGCTATGGTCTTAGGCTGCGCAGGGGCAGCGACAGGCAACACCTACGTTATCAATCCCACTTACATGTGGCAACGCAATACCCCTGACGAATATCCCTTTGTCTTTGCTCAGAATGAAGGCTTCATCATCGAAATCGTAGCCGTTCCTGCCACAGGCACTTGGTCCCTCTCAGTCCAAGTCGAATGGGCAGAAATCGATCCAACAGGCGTAACAGGCTGGTAAGTGGCACTACTACTAAGCCTATCTATAGATATCCAACTCCGTGAGCCGCACTTCACCCCTCCGTGGAAGTATCCGGCTCCCGGACAGACTTGGACTTGGGGCTTCCAAGGATATCTAATCCCCCCTAAGCCTATTGTGGTGCGGGTCCTTGATCTTCCACCTAGGGGTTATCCAGAGCCAGCGACTAGAACTTGGACTTATAGCTATAACCTAAACCTTATCAACAAGGACAAGATAACTGTAGGCGCTCAGTTCTTAGATCGCCCACAGCTACCGATCGCCGTTCCATTACCTATCTTTACAGCTAGCAGCAGCTTGCCGCTGAACGCACCGCCGCCACCAGCGTTAACATTCCTCATGGGACAGGCGTTACTCTGATGGCAACTGTCCTTCTCTTACACTACCTTGGCGCTAACGGTTCGACAACCTTCACCGACGCAACCGGTCGTCATACCGTCACCGCTAACGGCACTGCTCAGATCAGCACTTCGTTTCCATGGGGTGGTGAGGGCAGCGGATTATTCGACGGCACCGCTCCTACTTCCCTAACCCTTGATGGATCAAGCGACTTCGCCTTTGGTACCGGCGACTTCACCATTGAGACTTTCGTCCGTACTCCACTTGGCGCTGACGGTTCGATTATTGATTTTGGCTTTGCTTCCGGGAATATCGAGATTTACCACATATCTGGCGGGACCTTAAACTTCTTCGCCGCTGGTGCTGATCGGATATCTTCAAACCTTGAAATACCAGCCAACGCCATTTATCACATTGCCGCTGCACGCAGAAACGGCCTTACACAGCTATTCGCTAACGGCAAGACCCTTGGATCATACGTCGATACCAACAACTACACAGCACTCGCTGGCTACCCAAGGATCGGTAACGACACTACCATCTTCTTCAACGGAAGAATGTATGAGACAAGGATTATTAAAGGCTTTGCCGCCTATACCGGCAACTATACCGTACCGGCAGCGCCGTTTAGTCCTGATATCATCGAACCACGCACACCACTATATATCCCTATCCGTGGTTACGACCATCATATCCAGCTTCGGACGTGGATTGGGATATATAG